TGCTCGCCCGTGTTCACGAACGGGTCGATGGTGCCGAAGTCGTACTGGCTCATGCGTGGCCCCCATACCCCTGCACGAAGTAGTCGATGGAGCCGCCCGCCGTGGCCGCGCCCGCCGCGTTGCGGTGCTCGACCTTGAAGTGATCGCGGTCGCTCTCGATGAGGACGATGTTGCCGCCCGCCGACAGGCCCTGCCGCGCGGTGAGCTGCACGGTCGGCGTCGCGGCAAAGCCATGGGCATAGACGACGCTGAGGTGGCCGGTCGCATCGAGCGCGGCGTCGTTGCCGGTGACGGAGCGGGTCGGTATCTCGACGCGCACCTCCGCCTGCATCATGCGCAGCGTCGTCTGCAGATCGTAGACCGCACCGACCAGCCGCCACTTAAAGGCGCGTCCCGTGATCAGCGTCGACTTGAGCGGCGTCCAATCACCGTACTCGACGGCATCCTGACTGACGCGCATCTCGATGTGAGCATCCCACTGATCCGAGGTGTTGCTCGCCAGCGGCTTCGCGGAGGCCAGCGGCACCCAAGTGACCATCGCGCCGGGCACGCCCGTCGCCAACGGGTCGGCACTCGCGAGCGGCACCCAATCCGCCATCACGGTTCCGATGAACGAGCCGTGCCCCTCGAGGAGCGCGACCATCGACACGTTGCTGACCATCCCGATGTCGAGGCTCGCGGCGAAGCCGTACACGTCGAGCCGCGTCGGCGACTGATTGACTGCCAGCGCCCGATCGCCGGGGAACACGCCATCAGGGATCGGCTCGGGCTCGTCAGGCGGAGGCATCCACAACTCGTCGCTCACGCGATGCCAGTAGTTGCTGAGATCGCCCGCCCAGGTGGGCTGCTCTGCCTCGACCGCGATCTGGACTTGCTCGCTGGCCTGCTCCAGCAGGATGGCGAGCGCGTAGTCGTCGCTCTCCTGCCCGAGGCTATCGATGGCCTTGACCATGAAAGTGCCCGCGCGCGTCGGCGTGGTGACTTGTGTCGTGTTGCGGTCGACGCGGGCGATGCTGGTGGTGGCGCGTTCCCACGTCGCCGAGCCATCGGTGCGCGGCGACCACTTCACCCAATACATCACCACGTCGATGTCGGGCGACGCGACCCACGTCAGCGTGGTCGTCGTGCCCTGTGGCGTGATGTAGAGCGCGCCGGGCTCGGCGGGCTTCGCGGTCAGCCCAATCGGCGTAAAGCTGTACGTGATGGGCTGGGTGCGACGGCCGAGATTGTCGAAACCAGTCAGCACGGCGAGCCATTGACCCTGCCGCATGTTCGGCACGTCCTGTGCGATGCCGACCACCTGTGCGAAGCGGCGATAGTCGGCGGCGGGGCCGCTGAGCTCCAGCATGTAGTTGCGCACGCGCGGGTCGGGCGACGCCTGCCACGACACGACGACGCCGAATTGCGGCCAGCCCGAGCCGTCTAGGTAGATGTATTCGCTGTGTGTAAGGTCGCTCGGAGCCTGCAGCGGGCCGGTCGGGATCAGCGAGAACGGCGGCGGCGGGATCAGCACGCCGTTGTCGACGTAGTCGAATTTCTCCTCGTGGTGCTCGGTCGCGGTGATCTCGTAGCTGCCCTTGCCGCGATCCGTGATGCCCGCGATGCGCCAGTGCGTCGGCTCGACCTGCGCGCTCGACGCCATCCAGTTGCAGCCCGCGTCCATGCCCGGCTGCTTGCCGACAATGCTCACCTGATTGTCGGGCAGCACGGTCTGGACGTGGCACGCGAACACACGCGGCGTCTCGCCTTCGGCGGCGTTGCCCACGGTGACGTAGATCGTCCACGCGGCCGGGTTTGCTGCCATCTCGTTGGGAAACTTGTCGAACGTCAGCGTGTCCGGGCCGTCGTCGGCGAGCAGTCGCCCGGCAAGGCGCGCGCCGACGCGGCTCGGGTCGCTGATGGCGACGATCTCGCCCGGCCGCAAATCAGCGTTTTCGAGGCCGACCCGGAAGGTGACGACCTCAGTCTCGAATTGGTTGGTGTAGACGAGCCAGCGACCGAAGCGGATCGCCTGACCGCGCACCGTGCAGCCGAATGCCGTCTGCTGCGTCTCGCGATAGCCCTGCTTGGCGATCAGCGAGGTGTCCTGCACCAGCTCGACGGCCGCGTTGTACTGGTCGCTCGGATCGTTCCACGTCACCGCCGCAGCGGTCCAGCGCGAGCGATAGTCCGCGCCCTGATAGTCGAAGATCCCGCTTTCGACATCGGCCGGGCTGAAAAGCCGCGTCGGCGGACCCATGCGGCGGTCCTGCACGAGGAACACCGTGCCGTTGCTCCAGTAGAGCAGCGCCAGCATCGACGACGCCACGGCATTGAGTACGGTATAGGCGTCCTGCCGGGTGTTGATGACGCAGTTGCACAGCCAGCGGGGCTGCAGGCCGCCGAGCCCGTCAGGCACCAGCTCGTCGTTGGCGACCGCCGTCTCGTAGAAGCTCCACTTGTCGACCGCCTCCACGTCGAGGAAGCGGCCCAGGCCCCAGCGCTCATTGGTGAGCAGGCCGTACAGCACCCACGCCGGGTTGTTCGTCCAGTCCGACTTGAAGGTGCCGTCCCAATCGCCGCTGTAGGTCCGCGCGCGCGGATCGTAGTTGCTCGGGATTTCGAGCAGCAGCCCGTCGAGCAGGTAGCCGCGCTGCGGCGGCGACGGGAAATTCTCGGCGTCGATGGTCATCGCCGCCACGGCGGTGTCGTCGTAGCTGATCGTGCCGTCCGTGATCTCGACGTAGCTCGACCAGAAGATGTCGTTTTGGGTTTGCGGGCCGTGCTCGGGATCGACGCGGCTCATGCGCATCTGGATCGAGCCGGTCGTGTAGGGCAGCTGCACGCGGACGGCGCGCTCATACGGCGACATCGTCTTGCCGCTGATCTGCTCGGTGACGACGTTGAACCACGGGCCGCCGTCGACCGAGAGGTCAAACGTGTACGTCACGCTGGCGTTGGTGACATCGCCCTGATCGGTCTGCCCATAGAGCCCGTTGAGCCGCACGATGTAGCGCACCGCCGACAGCGGCACGTTGAGCGCGCGCACGCTGTACTGCCCGGTATGCAGCTGCACCCCGACCGAGAACGGAGCCTCGCTCATGGGGTAGCCAGGGATCGGGTCTTGGCTCGGGTAGCCGTGCCGAAAGTAGGCTTCCTTGATGTTGAATTGCGGGTTGCCCGCGCTGTCCATGGCGGGCGTGCCGTCGAGGAACAGACCTTGCAGCGGCGAGATCGGCGCGTTGCTCGCGCCATAGATCGGCCCTTCGCTCAGCACCTCGAGGAGCCGAACGGTCGCCATGCTGCGCAGCGTGTTGGGCGCGATCTGCGGCTGATGCTGGCTCGACGACCCGCCACCACCGGCCTTGCCGCCGCCCTTCGCGGCGACCTTCGTGGCGCGCGGATCGGGCACGGCCTGGACGCGCACGCCCACGTCGTCGCGTCGGCGGCGCATCATGGAAACGGCCACTTGCCACCTCCGCCGCCGCTCGACCCGCTGTTGTCGACCGGGATGTCCTCGGCGTTGAGCCCGGCACCGATGACGACGGACCCGACCAGATGTGTGCCGAACACCAGCGGCACGGGGCCGCCCTGCTGGCTGTTGTTGCTGACGCCGTTGAACAGGAACGACGGCCGATCGTCGGGCGCGGCGCGATCTGTCGCCGCGTCCGAGCTGGGCGATTGCGTGAGCAGCGAGCTGATGCCGCCCAAGATCATGGACGCGCCCAGCAGCACGACAGAGCCGTAGGACATGCCGAGCGCGAGAGGCGTCGCGAACGCCGCCGCCAGGCCGCCGGTCGCCACGACCGCCGCGCCGATCAGCACCACGCCGATGATGATCCCGGCGATGCCCTTGCCGTCACCGCCACCTCGAGGCCGCGTCGCGGGCACGAAGTGGATCGGCTGCGCGCCCGCGTTCATGAGCAGCAGCTCGGGCTCGATGGCGTTGCGCAGGCGCGGCGGGCCGACGACGACGCGCCAGTTGCCCTCGCGGATCACCGTGCGCAGGCCGGGCCGCAGCGTGATCAGCGCGCGCACAGCCTCGGCCGGGCTCGACACGTCGATGCGGAAGTGACTGCCGAACACGCGACCGGCAGCGCCGTACAGGTAGATGTCCCGCATCATGGCCGACGCACCGCGACGCTGATGTGGCGCATGTAGCGGCTGCGCGGCACGAGCACCGAGAGCCGTGTCGGATCGACTGCCTTGGTCCCGGCCGGGTGGTGCAGGATGAGCTGATCGTCCCACACGACCGCGCCGTGCATCGGCACTTCGTAGTTGAAGCGCATCAGCAGCCCGTCGCCGGGTCGCGTCGCCTGTCGCGGGTCGATCTGCTCGAAGCCCGCCTTCTCGAAGTTGTCGCGATAGAGATCGAGGCTGCGCGACTTGCTCCACCAATCCCAATCGCGCGGGTAGTCCGGCAGCTCGATGCCCTTGTCGGCGTAGTAGTCGCGGATCAGCGAGTAGCAGTCATGCACGCCGTGCCGGAAGCCGCGCCCGATCAGCGGCGCGCGCGGCAGCTGGTCGCCCCACCAGAACACGTCGTAGAGCGGCCAGCACATCACAACGAACGGGATGCCGAGCTGCTGCTGGTAGCGCATGTCGCTGGCGCTCGGGCACCCCACGCCATCGGGGTGGCTGTGAAAGAACAGCTCGGCCCCGGCGACACGCACGAGATCGGCCTCGCTGAGCGCCACGTCGTCGCCGGGCCGCGTGCTGAGATTGTCGAGCCGAACGTACTCGCCGCGCTCGACAATGCCCGCCGCCTCGTGCGGGTAGGACTCGGCGGTGTGCTGCTTGGCCGCCTCGTGCACCGCATCCGTCCAGGCGGTCGGTCGCATCGGGCTGGTCGGGTTGGGTGCCTGCATCACTTCACCTTTCCGACGCCGGGGAAGAAGCGCGCGGGCAGCGGCTGCGGGTTGGGGAACCGCGCCAGACAGCCATTGAGATTGCGCGAGCATTGATCGTGCGGCGCGTCGGTCGGCTGGTTGGCGGTGTCGAAGTTGGCCGCGCCCGTGTAGGGACAGGTGGCGTTGCTGTAGTCGAAAGCGTCCGCCGCCTCGTCCCACGAGCGGTAGAGATGGGTGCAAACGTCGCGCAGGATTTGACGGCGCGGCAGCTGCGTGCCCTCGACATCCATCCGCGACGCCAGCTTGAAGGCGATGGCGACGGCGGTGTGGCTGGTCTTTTGCGCCACCACAAATTTGTCGCGCGTGATGTAAGCGCTGGGGTCGGGCGTGTCGCCGTCGTCGAGGAAGCGGCGCAGCGTCAGGATGCGGATCAGCTCAGCGCCGACCAGCCCCTTGTAGCTGTCGAGCAGCAGATTGCCCGCGCCGTACAGGTTGCTGATCGTCACGCTCGGCGTGGGGAACGCGCCGCGCGTCGTCATCTCGAAACCCTGCGCGTCCATCGGCAGCGGCGAGTAGAGCTGACCGCTCCACATGATCTCGTACTCGGCGTCGCTGGCGCTGGTGAAGTAGAACCACGGCCCGCCGAGGCTGGTCGTGTCGAGCTGCCACAGCGTGAGCAGGCCCTCGGTGGTGAGCCCGGTCATGAGCCGATCTGGCCCGGCTGCGGGTTGAAGCTCTGCGTGAGCGTGACGCTCAGCATGCCGACAATGCCGGTCTGCCGGTTCTTCTCGCTGATCTGCGCGGTCCACTCGTCGGCGGTGACGAGCACGTAGCCCGTGCCATCGGGCGGCGTGATGTAGAACCCGCGCGCGGCATTGGTCTTGAGGAAGTCGTCGCGCTCCTGCAGCTCGACTAGAGAGGAGAACGGGAACGACAGCGACCAGCTCGGGCGCGCCGGGTTCAGCCCACGCGTGGCGCGGTGCTTGTAGCCGTCACCGAACGCGACCTCGTCGACCGACAGTTTGGTGTCGCGCGTCGGCCCCAGCAGCGGGCACCACGGCCAGTAGGGTTGCGGCTCGCCTGCCATGGCGCGACCTCATGCGTTGGCGCGGCGGTACAGCGTGCCGCCGGGGCGCTTCTCCTGGGCGATCACGTCGACGACGGCGGCGCGCAGGCGGCGGCCGAATTCCAGCGCGCTGCTGGGATCGGTCGTCCCGGTCGTGGTGCCCATGTCGACGTTGACGTTGATGCTGCCGCTGTCCTTGGAGGCGGGCTCGATGCGCCCCGCCGCGGCGGGCACGAACCGCTCGGGGCCGTACTCGCCCACGGTGTAGGCGGTGCCGGGGTAGACATCGCCGCCGTTCGCCATGCCGCCGCCGCCGAGGAAGCTGCCCAGCCAGCCGAAGAACCCGCCACCGCTCGACGGCGCAGCGGCGACCGCTGGGTTGACCGGGCCGAAGAACGGCGAGCCCGGCATGCCCGCTTGAGCCATGCCGCCGCCGATCCCGAATACCGACTTGAACACCGACGACGCGGCGGCCTGCAGCGCCATCTTGGCGAGCATCTCGGCGAAGTCGGCGGCGATCTGGCCGAACGTCTTGTTGGACTTGCCCAGCAGCACGTCGAGCCCTTCGCCCATCGCGGTGGTGAAGCCTTGGAACGCCTGCGCGCCCGTCGAGAACAGGTCGTTGCTGCGCGCGTACTGCCGCGCCGCCAGCTCGAAACCCGCCGCCAGCGAGCCGAGATCGTCGTCGTAGCGCTTGGCCGACAGCGCGGCGTTTTCGACTTCCTCGGTCTGCTCCTTGAGCGCGCGGGTGTAGGCGACGATGTCGAGCCGACCGCTGGCGTACTGGCGATCCAGATCGCGCAGCACGCGGGCGTCGGCTTGCGTGCCATCGCCCAGCTTGCGCTGGGTGGCGTCGGCCTGCGTCGCGTACTGGATCGAGCGCGCCGTCTCCTGCTGCTGCTGCTTCGCGGCGAGCACGGCATCCTCAAGCGCCTTGCGCTGCTCGGGGCTGACGCTCTTGTGCTGCTCGATCCGCGCGAGGATGTCCTGCGTTTCCTGCTTGGCCTGGACGATCAGCGCCAGATCGTCGATGTCGACTTTGGTGTTGGCGCGCACGGCAGCGGCGCTGTCCTGCGCCGCCTTCGACATCTTGGTGTAGCGGTCGATCAGCGCCTGCACGTCCTCGGCATCGCTGCGACCGCCGCCGCCCGTCGTCGCCTTGGGCGGCTGCTTGCCGGGCGGGTCGGGGCGCGGGACGACGAAGCCGCCCTCGGCGGGGTACGTCTCGGTCTGTGTCGCCTTGAGCCGACCGATCTCGACGCGCGCCTCGGCAATCTTGCCGCGCAGCTGATCCACGTCATACGAATTGCGCTGGAAGAAGTTGGCTCCCGGCTGCGTCGCGTAGTCGATGTTCTTCTGGTAGCGCTCGACGTCCGTCTCAAGCTGCTTGATCTTGTCGCCGACCGAGTCGGCGCTGCCGAGGATCGTGCCGCCGAGCTTGAGCTGCTCGCCGGGGCTGAACAGCAGCCGGATGATATTCGACAGCTTGGTGTAGTCGTTGGCGACGATGGCGGCGTTGAGTCGCTCCATGCCGGTCGCCCAGCCCTCGAGGAAGCCCGCCTTGGTCGGCATCGTCGTCGCCGCCATCAGCAGGTCAAACTTCTCCTTCGCGGCGGCGGCGCGGTCCTCGAGCTGCTTGAGCTGCTGCGTCGCCTGCGAGACGCGAATGGCATCCGCGCGCTGCTGGAAGCTGTCGCCCGTGGTCGTCAGCTCCTTGAGCGCCTTGTCGGTCTGCTCGCCGGTCTGCCCGAGCAGCTGCAGCTGGAGCCGCGTCTTTTCGATGCTGGGCGGCATCCGCGTGAAGGCTTCGGCGACGCGCCGGTTGATGTCCTCCTGACTGCGCTGCTTGCCGTTGTTGTCGAGGATGGTGACGCCGAGCTTATTCAGGCTGTCGATGATCGCCGCGTTGCCGAGCAGCGCCTGCTGGGTGACCGACTGCAGCCGGGTCATCGTGTCGGTCAGCTTCTCGACGCCGAGCCCGGCTTGGATGCTGTCGATGCGCAGCTGCTCGAAACGTTCAAAGCTCACGCCGAGCTTGTCGGCCTGATTGCCAACGTCGGTGAATTTGGTCTGCAGGCGGTCGATCTCATCGATCACCGCCGTGACCGCCTTGCCGACGAGCGCGACCGCGCCGGCGACCGTCGCGAAGCGCCCGACAGAGGCGATGCTGTCGAGCATCGAGTTGGCACGCTTGCCGAAGTCGTCGAGTTGCTTCGTGCTCTCCTGCATGCCCTTGCTGAATTCGGCGAAGTCCGCCACCAACTTGACGAGGACGTCGCCGATCACCGCCATGGCTAGCCTCCCCGCCAATTCAGCATCTGACGGTCGATCTCGCTGAGCCCGTCATCGGGCGGCAACGGCTCGCGGTCGCGGATGACGAAGAAGTCGGCGGGCCGCGCTGGCATGGCGTCGGGCGCCCGCGCCAGGTTGACGATGATCGCCGCCAGCGTGGCGACGTGGATGTCAGCCAGCCGATCCGGCAGCGGCTCGTGCATCGCCTCGAAGCGCTGCCAGTCGATCAGCTCGCGCATCGTCATCGCGCTCTCGAGGTCGGCGACGCGCATGTGCAGCGCCAGAGCGAGCCGATGCAGGAACGCCCGCCCTGGCGTCAGTGGGAAGGGTGCGGCCCCTCGGCGTGCCCGTTGGGCTGCGCGCCATCGGCGACATCGCCGTCAGGGCGCAAGCCGTTCACGAAGGCGCACTTGCCCGACAGGTAGGCGAGCCGCTCGCGATGGCGGAACGGCTGATCCATGACCTCGTCGACCGACGTGAACACGGGCGCGCCGTCGTCGGTGTAGCGCAGGGCCTGGACGAGCAGCGCGAACGAGCCTTCCTCGCTGTCGCGCTGGAATGCCTCGACCAGCGGTCGCCCCTCGCGGATGGAGAATTCCACGAATTTGACGGGGCGACCGTTCCAGCTGTCGCGGTTCATGCGGCGGCCCGAGCGGGCGCGGTGCTTGGCTTCGGCGACGGGCTCCTGGCGAGCCGCGAGACGAAGCCGGGCGCGGGCGTCTTGTAGAAGTGGACTTGCCCGTCGATCTGGCCGCCGAGCGTGTTGGCGACAGCGGCGTTGATGCCGAGTGTCATGTCGAAGGTGTTGACGATCGCCATGAACGTCCAGCCGCTGCCATCGGCGAGGCGCACGTCGATGACGCAATCCTCGCCGCTGCGGTAGTAGTCGCGGGCGCGCGCCAGCGCGGCGTCGTCGACGTCGTAGAAGCCCGCCGCGTTCCACGTCCCGATGGCAGGCAGACCCGCGACGATGCGGTGCGCGATGTCGCACAGCGTCGTCACGTCGATGGTCGCCCCGGCCGGGTTGTTGGCGGTGAAGTTGGCGCGACACAGCTCGAGGAACGACGGCACGCTGATCGTCGCGGCGGTGCCGATGTCGGCGATCTCGTCGGTGGTGTCGCTGTCCTCCAGCGTGACGGCCCCGGCCACGACCGCGCTCACCTTGAACGGCATGCCTTCGATGCTGTTCCAGCCGGTGCCCTTCGGCACGACGATGTCGCCGACGACCGGGGCGGCACCGACCGCCACCGTCAGCACGCACGGCTTGGCCTTGGTCGCGGCGGTGACGGCGAGCGGCGTGGCGTCGATGTCATCGCTGATCATGATGATGGAGCCCTGAGACGAAAGACGGGCCATGGCAGCCTCCTACTTTTTGGGCATGTCGCTGACCGCCGCGTCGATCAGCTTGAGGATGGTGTCGCGGAACGTTTCGATGGATGTCGGCGCGCTGGGTCCGAACACGGGGCGCAGCCACGAGCGCGACGTGACCGAGCCGCGATTGCCGCTGCCGAGCCACGCCTGCAGCTGCTTGCGCGTGCGCTCACGCGCCTTGCCTGTTCTGCCGATGCGACCGCTGCGCAGCGCCTTGGGCGTGCGCTTACTGCGGCGCTGATTGGTGCCGAATTCGAGGAAGCGCCAGTAGAACGGGACTTCCGGCGCGTTGTGGCGGCTGCGCTTGCGCACCAGGGCGCCAAATGGCGACGACGACGCCTTGAGCGGCAGCTCCTCGACGTAGGCGACGAGGCTGTTGTCCTTGGGCTCGCGCGCCACGACGACGCCGAGCGCCGCCTTGATGGAGCCGGTGCGGCGGAGGAACGTCGTGTACGTCGCGCCGCGCATCGGCTTGGCGAGCGCCCAGCCTTGCTCGCGCAGCGACTGGCGGCCGATCTCTTTCTGGACGAGCCCGTCGAGCTTCTGAAAATTCTCCTTCGCCTTGTCGAGCCCGGTGATCTCGACGCGGGTCGCCATGGTCAGGGCGTCGGCGGCGGTGGCGGTGGCGTGTCGGGGAAGCCCTGCCAGCCGCCGTAAAGTGGATCTGTGGCGTCGCGCCGGGTCTGGAACGTGTAGCGCGCCGTCATCGCAAGCTGCCACCATTCGCCCAGGCCCTCGGGGTCCACGTCGTGCGGGCCATCGACCTGCAGGATGGCGAGGCCATCGAGATGCGCGCCGTGGAACGTCTGGCGAATGTAGTCGACCGCCTCGTCAAGAGCGGTCGGGCCGGTGCCCGAGCGGGTGAACAGGCCGATCAGGATCGTGCCGCTCTCCTCAACCCACGGCATCGAGCCGAGCGTCACGTCGCTGCGGCTGTCGGGCTGCACCACCGCCGCGCCCCACACGTCGGGCGCTTGGCTGGCGTCGACCGGCGAGTTGACCGCCTCGATGTACGGCAGCACCGACGCCGGGATGCGGTCAGCCCAGATCGCCGTAAAGATCGCGAGCGGAGTCGTCATTGCGAGCCTCCGCGCAGCAGCAGCTTGTAGAACACGGGCGCGTCGTCGTTGGGCGAGCCGCGCCATTCCTCGACAGACCACGAGCGCCCGCCGATGCGGAGGCGGTCGTAGCGCTGCGGCGTCACGCGCGGCGAGAAGGCGGCGCGGAACGCCTCGGCGTTGATCACCGCCGCGATGTCCTGCTGCATCGCCCCGGCGAACAGGTCGTCACTGCGCACGCCGCGCACCCACGCCACGAGCTGCACGGTCGCGCTGTTATCGTTGAGGGCGTACTGCTGCGGGCGGCCGAACATCGCGAGCGCCCAGCGCATCGCGCCAGCGATCTGGTCAACCAGCGTCGCCATCGCGGGCCTCGCTCGCCGCCGCAAGGGCGACAGTGGTCGGGTACGCGCCGCCGATCATCGAGCGCCAGTCGATGTAGCTATCCAGCAGCATGGCGTAGGAGCCGATCAGCGGGTCGGGCGTCGTGCTCCGGCGCGTCGCCTGATCGACGAAGAAGTTGGTGGCGGTCGATACGTCGACCTCGCCCACGTCGATGGCGTTGATGCGGGTCGGCGTCAGGCCGCCCATGCCGCTCTGGCTGAGCTGCCGGGCGTTCCATTGCACCGTCAGCGCGCCGAGCATCGCCTCGTAGAGATCGGGCGGCAGCTCGACGAAGCCCGCGAGGTACTCGACGCGCGCGCGCCCGTAGACCAGCGCGCTGCGCAGATCGTGGGCGTAGCCGTCGATGCCGATCAGCTTGCCGTCGTCGTGGTCGAAGATGACGCGCGCCACGTCCTGATCGGTGCCGTTGAGCGTCAGCTTGGTGATCTGCTGCACGGGGAACACTCGCAGGAACACCGACGCGCTGGCATGAGCGCGGATCAGCGGCGGCTCGGTGAGCGGCGCAGCGTTCTGCACTAGCTCGCCCCAATCGTCGGCCCAGGCCGACGCGAGCGTGAGCGGGCGCTGCGTGTAGCTCCGGAAGCGCGACCAGATGCCGTCGATGCGGCGCTGCAGCCACGCGTCGTTGGTCGTGTCCGATGCGGGAATTCCCAGATCGTCCTTCACCGTGTCGAGATCGATCGGTGCCGACAGCTCGACCGCCTTGGGCTTGTCAGCGGCCGTCGTCATCGCCGCCACCGTCGTTGAGTTGACCGGCCGCCTTGAGCGCCTCGGTCACGGCGTTCTGAAACACGGGGCGGATGTCGCCCACCAATTCGCCGCCGATGAACAGCTCGCCCTTGGGCGTGATGGCGAAGCGCGGCGTGCGGAGCTCCAGCATCCGCGCGTAGACATCGGCGCGCAGCTTGTCGAATTGGGCGTTGACGGCATCGGCGATCAGGTCGGCGATCTGCTCGTGGTCCTCGCGCGTCATGCTCATGCGGCCCTCCGTAGGCGTTGGCGCACGAGCTGGCGCAGCACCGCCGCGTCGAATTCGTCCTGCGTGGGGTTGGGCTCGTCGCCTGGCGCGGGCGCTGGCGGCTCTGATGGCGGCGTTGGCGCGGGCGCGGCGGGCGTCTGGCCGCTCTGGCTGAGCGGCACGTACTGCATCTGGATGTGCGGCTCGTCGCCACCGTCGACCGGGCCGAGGCCCTCTTGTGCGCGGACCTCGTTGATCGTCTGCCACGCCGAGCTGAGCGCCGTCTGGTACGCCGTGTAGCGGACATCGATCTCGGCGCGCAGCAGCGCCGACAGGTCGAATTTCAGCTCGTAATCGACCGGGAATTCAAAGGCGCGGGCGAAGCGCTGCTCCAGCGCCGTGAGATGGGTCGACAGGCAACCCGACAGATAGGCCCGCGCCAGCTGCTCGCTGTTGCGGTACGTGGTCTTGCTGGTGTCGCCCAGCATGAACGGTGGCACGCGAAACACGCGCGAGACATCCTCGACGCTCCAGCGCAGCTGCTCGATGAGCTGCGCGTCCTGCGCGGTTATCGTCAGCGGCGACCACTGCAGCCCTTCGGGCAGCACCGCCGTCTTGCCGTACCGTTGGCCGGTGTAGTTGTTGTCCCAATCCTCCTTGAGTCGGTCGGCGGTGTCCTTGCTGATCTTGCCTGGCGCGGTCAGTACGCCCGATGGCCTCGAGCTGTTGCCGAAGAAGCTCTGCGAGTTGCGCAGGATGTGGAGCCCGACCGCGCTCGACGCGGCGGCGGCGAAGATCGGGGTAACGCCGATCAGCGGATAGGCCGGCAGTAGCGGCAGGCGGTGATGGATGATGTCGCGCTCGGGCACCATCGCACCTGGGCGAAGCCCCGCGAGCAGGTTCTCGCCGCAGCGGTAGAACACCGCGCCGCTCTCGGGCTCGATGTAGGGCCGCGTAGTGCGCGGATCAAGGACGTGCATCTCGTTGATCTCGGCGCGGGCGTTGCGGCGCACGAAGGCGTAGCCGTTGCCCTGCAGGAGCGCGCTCAGCACGTAGAGCTGCATGAAGTCGGCGGCGGTCTGGTACTCGTTGGGCTCGCGCATCAGCTGCGCGTAGTAGTCGCGGCGCTGCAGCTCGCGCGCCCCGCTTTTCATGTCGACGTGGAACACCTGCACCGGCAGCTTGCCGATGTCGCCGCTGATGATCGACGTGCAGGCGTAGACCGCCGAGAAGGCGATCAGCTCGGGCGAGCCCATGCCCGCGTTGAGGTTCATCTGCCACGAGCCGGGCGGGCCGCGATCACCGAAGCCCATCGGCGGCCAGTACCAATTCACGCCTCCGCCACCCGCATTGACCAGCGAGCGCCACGCCGCGCGCCCAGCAGCGCCGAGACGCGACAGGATCGACGGCGACGCCGGGACAGCGAGCTGATCAGTCATGGCGCGCGCTCCCCGACGTGGAAGTGTTGACCGGCTTGGCTTTTTGCCTGCGACAATCCGCGGCTCGCCGACGCCGACAGGTCGGGCCGTCCCGCTAGGATGTCTTGAGTTTGGACATTTCGTCTAAACGAAGATGACAGAGGACTAGATCAATGACTGCCACGACGAACACGACCGCCGCCGCGAAGAGCGCCAAGCCCAACGCCGCTGCTAAGAGCAAGACCGCGAAGCCGAAGGCGCAGCCCAAGGCCGCCAAGCCCAAGGCCACCGCGCCGAAGGCGACCGAGACGAAGAAGCCCGCAGCAGCTGCAGCGACAGCGACGAAGCCGGAGGCGACGAAGAAGCCCGTGCCCGACACGCGCCCGGCGAAGCCACTCGCCCCGCATGTCGTCGAGCTGATCGCGCTGCTCAAGACGAAGAACGGCGCGACCAACGAGGAGGCCGCCAAGGCGATCAAGGGCTTCAAGACGGCGCGCGAGGTGCGCGCGGCGATCCGCGACAAGGTCCGCAAGCTACACAGCGTGACGAAGGAGCACGACGGAGAGCGCGGCGGCGTCGTCTTTCGCATCAAGAGCTGATCAGCTCGATAACGACGAACTTTGGACCCCGCTTCGGCGGGGTCTTTTTTGGCGAGAAAGAACATCGGGGCACGATGGCCCCGGCTTAGGTGGACGGACGAAGCGTGGAGCGCTCGTCCGCCCCCCTCCTCATGCGATGCTCAGCGATGGCGACCGCTGCCCGACGTGGGCGCGCCTTCGTCGGCGATCGAGGTCGGCACGACACCAGTGACCACGGAGACGCAGCCGTTATGCCGCTTGGCCCAATACTGATACTGCTCCGCCTTGATGCCGAGCATGTTCTGCTGCCACAGCGAGATCAGCGGCGCCGGCGGGGTCGCTGGGGCGCTGTCCATCTGCAGCGACGCCTCGTTGCTCGCCTCGATGTCTACCACCGGATCGGCGGCGTGCAGGATTTGCGAGCAGTCGACCAGGATCGCCGTGCCGAGCGGGATCGTGTTGCTCTCGACCCACGGGTAGCCCTTGAGATTGCCAGCGGCCATCTCCGGGAACGCGTAGTTGAGATAGGTCGGGATGCGCTGGTTCTGGAGCGCCACGCGGGTGCCGGCGTTCAGCAGCCAGTAGACGCTGGTGAACGGCATGTTGGCTGCGATGAGCTGCTGGATCGCCTGCGTCAACGCGGTGTTGATGTCGGCAACGCCGCCGGTCGCGGCCACGATGGGCGCAACGCCGTTGGTGATCGACGCCGGGTTGACGTTCGCGACCGCCGCCACCGCGGGATCGGTGAACTGCCCGTCGAGGTACGTCGCGATGGACGCCACCAGATCGTCGCGCACGAGCTGCTCGGCGCTCGGGTCGGAGAAGCGCGCCAGCTCGTCGGTGATGACGACGATCACCGCGACCTTGGCCCAGGGGATGGGCAGTCGATCGAACGCCAGATGGCCGGCAGGCTTCGACATGCCCTGACCGACCCAGCCGACCGACGCGGCACCCGTCTGCCGCGGGATCGACACGTTGAAGGGCACAGGGCGCAGCGGCAGCTTGCCGATGATGGTCGCCGGACGCAGGAACTCGATGAACTCGCTGGCGAGGTTCTGCGCGTACACCAGCGGGCCAGCCCACTGCGCATCGGTGGTCGTTCCGGCCGCGACGGCGGCGCGGTAGACCTCGCCGGGAAGCTGCCCCGAGCGCGCGATCTGCGCGAGCACCTCGTACACTTCCGGCGTCTGATCCTTCCAGCGCGCGGCGTACTCGGCCGCCATCTGGAAGTTGCCCTTGGTGCGACCGACCGCGAGCGCGAGCCGGACGAAGCCCTGCCCCTTGAACCCCTTGTAGGGCTTGACCTCGAGGTGGGGCGTCGGCTGTGGCGTCGGGGTCGGCGCGGGCTGCGCCCGACCGGCGAGTTGCTTCTCGGCTTCGTTCAGACGGTCAAGCTGCGCATCGATGTCGCGCACCTCGCCCTGATCCTTGTCGAAGGCCTTCTGCTCGTCCTCGCTGAACAGGCGGTTGTTGTTGGCCGCCGTATCGCTCAACGCCTGCATAGCGTCGAGGTGGGCGTTCCGCTTCTTCTGGAGCGCCTCGATCTGCTTGCGAATAGACATGACTAAGCTCCCCGTTCGGGGGTGGGGGCCGCCTGATGCCTGCCGAGGCGGGAAAGAGTGATGGTGCGGGTGCGCGCTGCGGCTGCGACGCGGGCGGCAGCCCCGTCGTCGAACAGGCAGCGCATTTCCTCGCCTGACAAGGCGAAGCTCTTGGCGAGCTGCAGCGCGTTCGGGTTCGCGGGAACCGTGACGACGCTCAGCTCCAGCAGCTCTTGAGCGATGAATTCAAAGCCAGTGAGATGCTTGTCGGCATCGAAGATCGGGTTGGGCGCGGCGAGCGGCAGGAAGCCGACCGATGCGGCCTGGACGAACCCCTGATCGACCATCGCCCACACCGTGTCGGCGAAGCTCGACATGCCCTCGGGCGTGAATTCGGCGTGCGCGATCAGGCGCGTGCCTTCGACGGCGATCGGGTCGACCTTGCCGACCGGCAGCTGGCCCGACTGATGGCCGAACAGCAGCACGGGGTTTTTGCGGAAGTTGTCGAGCTGCCAGCCGCTGGCGCGGATGATGTCCCCATAGCGATCCACAGTTTCGTCTGACGCGACGAAGCGCACGCGGCGCAGGCCGTCGCTCGCGGCCTTCTCGATGGTGACGGCGCGCGAGATCGCCACGCCCACTTGCGGCGCGGTGCGGTTTGAGGGCATGGTCTCCCCCTTTAGACGATTTGTTGAAATCCGATGGGTGCGGGCATCGTCGTTCGGCGCGAGGTCTGGCCGTTCCTCGAGCTGCTAAAGCGGCTCTGGTACGAGCTGCGCGTCGTGAGTGGCTCGGTGGTCGACGAGCCGCCGGATCGCCGCTATCTCGTGCTGAGCTTCGATGATGATCGCGCGCGGCAGCGCGCTGCGTTTCGCATCGGCCACGCCGCAGGAGATGCCGGTATTGACATGGCGCCCGTTAGTCGCGCGTGGGACATCGAGCCCGGCGAGCGATGCCTGCTGTACTGGTCTGGTTTGTGGGGAACGCCGCTCTAGCGCGGCGGCTTGCGAGTCTCTCGCACCGGTCGCGCCGGTTTGCTCGACCGTACCTGCTTCGGCTTCCGCGTGGTGGCTGCGTGCGCGCTGCGCGAGACGAGTCGATCAGGCGTGATCGCCGAGCCAAGCCCGAGTCCAGCTCTTGGGCGCTTGCTCTTGATCGTTGTCATGGCTGTGACCTTTCTGGGCGCACGCTTTACACGATCTGTTGAGAACAATCTGTTTAAGACGGTTGCGTGTGAAGCCGCGGCATCTGTACGATCTTGAACCACGCGACGAGCACAGCTTCCCCCTCGTCGCGACGTGCGGGAGCGCAACCCGCCCAAGTCGACCCGCCAGCCGCAGCGGGCCAGAACAAAAAACCCGGAGGAGCCGAACATGACGGAGCGGGCGTTGTTTAGATGGTCCGAGGTTCACGAGTGCGGGCACTACCAGATCGACGACGACTATGAGGCGGAGGCGACGATCAGAGCCGCCACGAGAGAGCGCATCCACCCGGCAGGGGCGGATGATCGCTCATTCTATTTCGTTGCGGACCGGCACCAGCCGTTCGCGCGCCTTCTCACGCAGCTCGACCTGACACTCGTCGTCGTGCCGGTCGAGCGACGCCTGTTTCTCGGCGTGGCGTGCAACAACGCGATCAAGCTGCGACAGCGCACCGTCGACATCTTCCGGGCGCTGCAGCGGCGGCCGAAGCTGTATCGCGCCCTCAATCGCGATCTCGGCGTATGGAGGGTACGCACCGAGCTGCGCGGACGCCTGACGCTGTGGTGGCCGGGCGTCGAGGTTTTTGAGGACTGGCTGCACTAGACGAAGAACACGCTGGGTTCGCCGCGCTGCGTCACGGTCATGCGGCGACCCAGCGCCATGATCAGCGCGGTGATCCCGTCGATGCGGCCGGTGCTGTGCGCCTTGTTCGGCATCTCGTTGAGGTTCTTGTCGCGCTGCACCTTGAGATTGGACGCCATCACGGTGAGCACGGGGTTGTCGCCGTGATCGAGCTTGCGGTCGGCGATCAGGGCCTGCAGTTCCTTGGTCGGCGCGGTGTAACTGCGCATGCCCTGGATGAATTCAACCGCCTCGACGCCTGCCTCGTTTAGCTCGACGGCGAGCTGCGTTGCATTCCATGGATCGAAGGCGAGCGACTCGATGTCGTACCGCTTGGCGTCGGCGATGATCGCCGCCTTGATCTCGGCATGGTCGATGACGTTGCCGGGGGTCGCCTCGATCCATCCTTCCTCCACCCATCGCCGGTACGGCATGCGGTCACGGTCGGCGCGTTCTTCGACGGTGTCGGCGGGCATCCAGAAGCGGCAGGCGATCCGCATGATGCCGCTCTCGTCGGGCTCGTAGAGGCGCACGAAGGCGCTGATGTCGATCTTGCTCGACAGGTCGAGCCCGGCGAAGCAGCGGCGCTGGTCGAGCTTGTCGGGGTCGAAGCGGCCCCGCGAGTTGCGCGCCCATTGCGCCATGTCGATGACGCGATCCATCGCCGAGCTGCGCACGTTGAGCCGTAGCCGCTTGAAGGCGACCAGTGCGCCCGCGCTCTTGGCCGCCTTGCGGGCCTGGCGCTCCAAATCGTCAAGCTTGACCGAGATCCCGAGGTTGGGGTTCGCCTTCGCCCACGCCTGCGGATCGTCCCAGCGGTCGCCCTTGTCGATGGTGGTGATGAACGCGAACACGCTGTCATCCTCGACGGCGCCCTCCAGCACCTTGATCGCGTAGTCGTTCTCCGCCGTGTAGACGCTCTCCGGGTCGTCGTCGCCCGCGGTGGTGATGATCCATAGCAGCGGCTGGCGGCGAGCGCCCAGCGCGGTGTCGAGCACGTCGAGCAGCGCGCGCGTCTTGTGCCGGTGCAGCTCGTCGACGAGTACGCAGTGCGGATTGAGCCCGTCGAGCGTCCGGTCGTCGGACGACAGCGGCTCGAATTTCGAGGCGGTGGCGTCGATGCTGAGGTTGAGCTTGTATCGGGCAATCGTCGCCGCGAGATCGGGCGAGCTGCCGACCATGCGCTTGGCCTCATCGAAGATGATCCGCGCCTGATCGCGCTTGGTCGCGGCGGCGTAGATTTCGGCGCCGGGCTCACCGTCACACGCCAGCATGTCCAGGCCGACGCCGGCCAGCTTGGTGCTCTTGCCGTTTTTTCGTGGCAGCTCCTCGTAGACATAGCGGAAGCGGCGCGTGCCGTCCTTGCGCTTCCAGCCAAACACCGAGCCGATCACGAATTTCTGCCACGACGACAGCTCGACCGGGCGACGCGCCCACTCGCCTTTGGAGTGGCGCAGGAACGCTGGATAGAACCCGATGCGATGCTGCGCGGCGGCGGCATCGAACCAGAGTCCGCGTCGGCGGCCGAATTTCAGATCCGACAGGTGCCGCTTGCAGGCCAGCCTGACATAGCGGCAGGCGATTATCTCGCCTGCGATGACGGCGCGGGCATAGGCGGTCGTCTCGTCAGTTGAGCTTGTCGGGCTTGCGGTCGAGGTAGGCCGCGAGGCGCGCGTTGTTGCGCGGCTGGCCGAGCGCTGGGGCATGCGGGTCAAACTCCGGCGCCGTGCGGCCCAGGCCCGCGCGAGCGGCGGGCGAGAACCCGAGCTCCGACGCGGTGCGCAGCATGATGTGAGCTTGGCGGTTCATCACGCCGAGGTATGGGTTCTGCATCACGCCGCCTTCGCGGGTGCTGACGACTTGCCCCAGCTCGCGCACCTTCTGGCAGGCGCGCGCGTGCTCGACGCAGGCGACGACCCAGACGACGAGGATTTCCCGGTCGGTGCCAGTCAGCAGGCCGAGCGGCGCATGCTCGGCGCTGTAGTGCCATTGCTCGCGCTGCTGATCGTCGAACCAGCTGGGCGGTGCCCAGATGTCGCCGACGCCTTCGGGCTCGGCGTCCACTGTCGGACGGCGGCCCGGCTCGCCATGGAGCTTGTGCAGCGCAGCCGGGAGCGGTTTCTTTGTGCGCATGATGACCACGCCGCTATGGGTGCCGTTGAAGGGGGAATACTTCGACGCCTTCGCCGCAGGCACCAAGACCACTGAATACCGCCGCCTCGGCGGGCCACTCGGCAAGCTGGAGCGCCTGCCGGTCGGTCGACCCGTCATACTGTCGCGCGGCTACTCGGGGCCGCGCCTGCAGATGATGATCAAGGCGGTATCGGTCGTGCCCGCCGCGATCGTGCCCCACGCGGCAGCAATCTACGGTCACCGCGCCAGACTGGTCGCTATTGAGCTTTCACCCGCGCCTAGGGCGGGTACCCGTAAATCTCGAACTGTCCGTTGCCGGGGGTAAAGCGGACATCTGGCGACGACCCCGGCATGTCGCCTCCTGACCCATCTCAGACGTTCCGATTACGATGTACAATGCCGGCTTTCGAAGCAGAGCGGAGCTCTCGCGAATTCACAAGTGAGTTGCTTTCCTGGCTGAATGTAACAGTCCTAGCTGACTCAGCGCTGCTTCAACCGCTTTCGTGGCTTCTGACACTGAGCAACAAAAGACTTCTCCAAATGGTGCTAGCTTATCCAGATGCTCCGCGAGGATGTTATGTGAGAGCGATTCAACTTCGGCAACACCTTTCGTGAAAAAAGCTATCCTGAATTGCCAAGTTCCAACTTGTCGATTGCGATGTCGATACCGTTCTAATCGCTTCTCAAGCGTATTAGCTATTCGAGTGGCTGATCCTTTTTCACTGTCAACAAGCTCGTTGAGACGACTTCTAATATTTTGCAGATGAGACTCTGCAAGCGCCACATCTTTCTCAAGGGGTAACGCGCGCCCTCCCGAGCAACGATTACCACTTTTAACATGTTCAGGAACAAGCCCCCCGACGCTAACCAAACGTCCTCCACAGATCTGGCAAGTGACCTTGCGTTCTAGCCACATGTCATTGATGTCTCTAAGCCGATCGCCAACGTTGTTGACGCCAATACCCGTCATGCCAACTTTCACGCGCTGCGCATCGGAGTTTTCAAAAACGTATATAACTCCGTGGGGGTAGAGAAATTCGGCCATTCAAAGTTACCTAACAGCTCATCGGACCTCAGAAAACCAGCGCTCAACCTCAGCTTGCCTGCCAGCAACTGGCATCGCGCCAGAAACAGCGAATGCTACCCGCAGACACTCGTTATGGAAACGCTTGTGGCCCCTAACGGACATGCCTTCGTCCTACGCCAATGTCGGTTTTTCGGGACAAAGCGGACACCCCCTTAGTCGGCGAGCGCCGCGCGCGCCTCGGCCGAATCGCCCGCCTCGCCGCAGTACGAGAAAACCGCGCACGGACGCCCGCCCATAGGCGCGTTGCCCGTCTCGCCCGGCCTCGAGGAGAACCGGCCGGGCTTCTTCTCCAGCTTCCAGCGGGGCGATCGGTCGAAGGAACGGATCAGCGCCGGGTGCGCGGGATAGGTCCGCAGCTCGAAGCCCTGCGCGGCGTAGAGCGCGCCAAGATGGTCGACGAGGATCAGCGCGAGCCCCAGCCCCTGCCAGTCGGGCAGCGTCACGAGCCGCGACACGCCCTTGATGCGTGTTGGGCGATTGGTCGGCCGATGCAGCACGGCGGCGAAGCTCACCGGCTGCCTGTCGACGAACAGGCACCAGCAGCGCGCGGCGTGGTTCAGCTCGGCAGTCAGATAGTGAAACGGCGCGAAAAGCTCCCACGCGCGATACTCGACATGGCGAAGCTCGACCGTGATGTCCGGTCGTCGCCGAAGCTCCCTCCATGTGAACGACATCGAGGCGGGCTCCAGTGTCCAATCGGGCTGCAGCCAATCGAGGATGTCGTAGTGGCACGACGCTGCAACGAATCGCTTGCCCGTGCGCCGGATGCTCTTCTGGACGGCATGCGCGCCGATCTTCGCAACCTGGCGGTCGACCACCGACGTGAATTCGTCGACCGCGACGACGCCGGTCGTCTCCAGCATACGGCGGGCCAGCTCGACGCGGAAGCGCTCGCCGTTGCTCAGCACGCTGTAGGGGCGCAGCCACGCCGGAATGGTGTTGAAGCCGACCGCCTGACACATATCGGAGATCTCTTTCATCGACAGGGCGCGGTCGAAATCCTCGATCACCGACGCGCCGCCCCACGTCAACGTCGCTGGCTCTCCGAACAGATCGCGGAGGATCGTCGACTTACCGCTGCCCGATGGCCCCACGATCAGCCCGACGTTCCAGTCGCGCGCGTCGATGGGCACCTCGCCGTGCCATTCGCGCTCGCTCTGCTCGATGGCGGGCACGTCAAACAGCGCCTCCAGCTGGCGGGCGCGCGGCGTGTGCGCGATGGGACTGCGGACTACGAGATCAACGCGCGGCATTTCAGGCCCTCACCATCGAAGCGCTCAATCAGCTCGGTCTGGTGCGACTCGTCGCGGCAGTCGACGATCACCCGATAAGCGAGCCCGTCGCCGAGCTGCTGCTCGCTGCCGTGCTTGTCGGGGCCTGCCCGCCGCAGGGCTGCGGCGACATCCTTGTCAGTGAAGCCCATCGCCGCGAGATCGTCGCCGATGGGCTTGAGAGCGCCGATCTCCAGCGCCAGCAGCGTGCTGTCCCATGTCGACTTCTCGCCGAGCCGGTTGTCTGCGATCAGGTAGGCCCGCTTCTGCTGGTCGGTCCAGCCGTGCGCCACGACCACCGGCACGGTGTGCAGTCGGCACTCGATGGCGGCGAGCGTCGTCGCGTGCCCCGCAAGGATCGTGTCGTCGTCATCGATCAGGATCGGCTTGGTGATGCCGAACCGGCGCAAGGACGCTGCCAGTTGCTTGAGCTGTACTTCGGGGTGGAAGCGCGAATTCTTGGGGTGCGGCTTGAGCTGGCGCGGGTCGCGCTGCTCGACGTTAAGCGCCGTCATGTCCAACTGGAGCTCGTCGCTCTTGGTTGCCGTCCTTGTGGCCATGATGCCTCCGACGGCTTCACGTCTACTCGGTTGGGCGATCTCCCGATGAGCTTGCCTCAACGGGCGCGGCGAGGCAGGCGAGAAAGGCCCGAAGATACAAAGCTAGCTCCAAGCATCGCTCAGAGTCCGCCAGGACTAGACGCGACTGCCAGATCAAGCGATGGCTGTGCTCGATCATTTCGCGGGCGTCGGGATATTGAAGGAGCGTACGCATTCTGACTGGTACACTACACTTGGCACCGCTGTATTGGCAGGTCGTGTGCGAAAACGGACTGTCCGTCAGCTGGAGCGAGCGCAAATGCACTTTCGCCGCCCCTCAAGATGCCGGTATCGGTCAGCGGCGAAGGCTTCCGCCCCGTACGTTGGATTTGCGCCCGGATTTGCCGGGCTGTGTGCGGGGGTTTCGGCGGCCACGGCTTTGTGGCGGATCATCCCCCCTGAGCATTGACCACGCGGTCGCCCTTCATCGGCTCGTAGCGTCTCCACCAGTCGTCGACTGCAACGTGGTGCAGATCGCGGACCAACTCGCGGCGAGGGTCGGCATCGATGCGGGCGTGGCAGACATCAGCGGGGGTCGGCATGACCCACACCACGAGAGGCCGCAGCCGCTCGCGCCACCACTGACGCCATTGCGGCGTGGGCTCGCCGACGATGAGCCAAGCCCCGGAGACATTCGGATGATGACCGGACAGGCGGCCCAGCGAGGCGTTGCGGTGGCGCAGGGCCTCCCCTCGCCATGCCAGGCCGGGCTGGTAGATCGGCAGGCCGGACAGCGCGGCTTTGATCTCGTCGAGGTCGAGAACCAGCTCGGTGAACGAAGCGCGCTCGTTGACGAATTGGGACTTGCCTGCTGCAGGAGGGCCGCACACGAGCTGGAGCGGCACGCGCGAGGGGCGCAGCCAATCAGGGTAGAGGGCGCCCCGTGTCGAGACGCGAGCACCGTCGCGCAGCTCACGCGGTCGAGCGAAGCCCTGCTCACGAGCGGTACGCTGCGCATGGTGCGCGTGACAGAACGGGCGCAGGTTCGTCCGGTCGAGGCGACGGTGGGGATGGGCGCGGATGTCCTCGACGTGGTCAACGTCGACCGTCGGTCGACCGCAGCCCCGCACACAGCACGTCGGGTGGTCGAGGATGAAGGAGGCGCGCAGCTCGCGCCACTCGCGATCATAGCCGCGCTCGCTGCTGCTGGGCCGTTGCGCGTCGCGCTCTCGCATGCGCTCGCGCTCGGCCAGGGCTCGCTGCTCGGCGGTCTTGGCGAAGTGAGGTTGATGGAGGGCGGGTCGTGTCGGCATCTGCGGCGGACACACCTCAGCGACCGGAGACTGTCAAACGCGTCTGGTAGCTGTCAAGCAGATTTGGACGAATTGTTGAAACCTCGCGCACAGGCCGCGCGCTGTCTTGGCGCACCTTCGCCCACAGATCGAGGGCACGACCGAGCCGTCGAATGTCGTCCGACTTGGCGGGGCGCACGGCGGCGATCAGCTCGACGACGACCACCGGGCGCGGCAGCAGGCGTCGCGGCAGCTCGGCCGCCCATGCGAACCAGATCACCGACAGGCGCTCCTCACGCGGGCTCAGCTCGTCGTGCCCAGCGCCGCCGATCCGCTCCAGCATCGCGCCCTTGATGCCAAGGCCACGCGTGATGGCGGCGAAGGCGTCGACGATCTCCTCGGCGCACTGCAGCTGATCGGCGTCGATGCCGCCGTCCTCTCGACCACGGGCGAGCAGCACCTCGAGGGGATGCGGCCGCAGCTTGGCGAGCGTCTCGGGTGTCGCCTTCACGCGGTCGCCTCGGTTGACGGCACGCCGTGCCTTGCGTGCCCTGCGCTTGCGGGCATTCGCCATCGCTGACCTCCTTCGCTGGCCTCAGTGATCGGTGGTGTCGTCGGTGGTGTCGCGCGTGCGGAGCGCGCCAGCGCTCGCACTCTCGCGCGCGCGGCATCAGTAATGCTCTCTATGACAGTAAGAATTGATGGTTGATGGTTAGCTTGAGCGTGTTTTATGCGTCCGCTCGCGCTAAGTGGTTGATGGCTCATGAAAGCCGCCCGCGATCTCTGCGAGATCGCCGGGAGATCGCCGAACGATCAGCAGCAGATCGCGCGGAGATCGTCCGCGTTCTCGCCTTGTTCAGCTCCTGCTCACAGCGTCGGTTGGTAATTTGCCCACAGCCGGAAATGGCGTTGATTGGGCCTTTCGGCGGTTCGATGCGCTCGATTTTCCCCAGCGCGAGCAGGCGCCGGCGCACGGCCTTCCACGTCCTGACATCGCACCCACAATTTCTCGCGATCCAGCGCGGATCGTCGTCGATCGGTCCGCCCTTGCTGTAGATCAGGGCGCAGACCGTCCAGTAACATCCCTTCTCGATGGCGGTCAGCCGCAGCGTGGCAGCGAGCCACTCGTCGGGCGAGAAGTCGATGCGGCGCACCTTGATCGGATCGGTGATCATTCGGGCCAGCGCTCCCAATCGCGCGGGCTCGTCTCCAGACGCAGGTCGGTCGCCGCCTGCAGAATCTGCCGCCACCACTCCTCGAGGTTCTCGGGCATCTCGCCGAAGCGGTCCTTGCGGCGCTGGCTGATCTGGGCGCACTTGCGCAGCAGCCACTGTGGCCGCCGATCCTTCGGCTGGTCGTTGATGCTCATGGCGCGACCGCTTCTAGCGCCCGCGCACTCACGACGCCCCGATGTGGTCGTAGGCCGCGAGCGCGACGGCGATGGCGTCGGCCTGATGATCGTCCTCGACGAGATGGCCCAGGTTGATCGCCGCGTTGATCATCTGGCGCTTGGTGGCCCGGCCGTCGCCGGACAGCCGCTTCTTGGCGGTTGGCACCGGCACCTCGATGCAGTGGGCGCCCGCGCGGGTCGCGACCAGCTCGACCACCGACGCCATGCCGACCAGCAGGCGCACGATGTCGAGGCTGGAGCGCTGCTCGATGAACCCGGCGAAGGGCATGATGGGGGCCTCGAAGGCGACCACGTCGGGGACGTAGCGCAAGAGCTGATCGACGAGCCATTGCTCCAGCGCGACGAACGAGCGGCCATAGTTGGCGTGCAGGAAGCTCTTGGGCGCGCGCCACGTATCGAAGCGCACGCGCCCGACTGGGCTCTCAAAGACCGCCCAGCCGACATTGGTCGAGCAGTCGAGCGCGAGGACGCGGATCGCCATCGCGCCCATCCGTGATCAGCTCGCGGGCACGCCGCCGCGGAAGCTCTCCACCGCCGCGTCGACGCCGCTCTGGTGGCCTTCGCCCCAGCGCACGAACTCCTCGGAGCCGGGCTGATGGGGGTTGCTGTCGGCGGGCGCGCCTTCGCGGCCCGCCTGCTTGCCCGCCAGGTACGCGTTGACTGGCGGCGGCAGCGTGATCTCGCGGAACAGCGGCAGCTCGCTCTCGGTGATCTCCAGCACGCGACCGACGTCCTTGTAGTGCAGGATCGCCTCGGCATGGTCGCCGTCGTTGAGCTTGCGGGCGTCCTTCATGGCGTCGACCGGACAGCCGTCCGACTTCGCCGCCTTGTAGGCGTTCTGCAACGCGGCCCGCTTCTTCTTCGCCACCTCGTCGGCGGCCTTGCTCGCCTTGAGCGCCGTGCCGATTTGGGCGTAGTGCCTCTGGATTACCTCGGACGGAACTTCGCCCGAGTTATGGCCGGGGCCGGGCGTCGCCCCGTTGCCGCGCTTGCCGCGCCGACCGCCGCCGCGCTTTGCGCGCTGGCGCTTTCCGCCTGCTCTTTCCGCCATGCGATGCACTCCCGTTGCTGTTGGCAGCGGGACTGGCAAGCCACGTCAGATCGAGGTGCTTACGCTTGGGCATCACCCGGTTAAACACAGTGAGGAAGTTGAGCCGCTGCTCTGGCGCAACCCTGCCGCGCTTTCTCCAGTTATAGATGTGCTGCGGCGTCAGTGGCCGGTCGGGGATCGACAACTCCCGTGCCGTCGCCGACAGGCCGCCCAGCGCGTCACACAGATCGGTGATGACTTTGAGGTCCCGCATGGGCGCGGACTTTCGCCAATCTGTCTAAATCGACAAGTCGCATAATCGAAAACGGTGGATAACTGGTCGTTCATTGCAGCGCCACGGAACGAACCAACTCCCCAAATGTTGGGTCGCTGTCAGCCCCCTGTAATCAAATGCCGCTCGCGTCGCGCTGGAAAGTCTCTTAAACAATCCGTTACACTCTTAAACAGGGTGTCTATGGGCGAGCACGGCGTGCCGAAGGAACAATCACGGGGGTCGGAGGTTTTGCTTGGCATCTAAAGGGAAGAAGCGACAGAAGGAGATTGCTGGGCGTCTGCTGCTGTTGCGAGAGCGACTGTATGGCAACGCATCGGAGATGGCGCGCAGCGTCAAGCTCACGCCGCAACGCTGGTACAACTACGAGACAGGGCGGCGTGCGCTGGATGCCGACACCGCCGCCGTCGTTGTCGCCGAGCACGGCGTTGACTTCAACTGGCTCTATGGCGGAACGCTCGACTCGCTCAAGCCGAAGGTGCGCCAGCTGATCCAGCAAGGCAACGTGAAGGCATCGAAGACTATAGGCGCCGTCGAGCCCAAGTCGAAACCGAAGCGCAAGCGCGCGACGCGGTCGCGCAAGCCGCCGCTCGACGACAACGGAGCTGACCCGCATAGGTAGAGTGATCGTCTACGAACGATCATCTGGCGCTTAAACGAATCGACCAAAAGCAGCGACGCCACATCTGGTGTTTGGTCAATCTGTCTAAAAAATCGATTGCGAGGCCGGCCGCGGCTGAGCCACCCTTCCCGCATGGCGAGGGAGGCCGCGATGCCGACGATCATCGTCTCTCACATTCCACTCCGTATCCGTCGTAGCCGTCGCCGCCACGCGCTGATCCTCGCGGTACGGATCGCTGCTCTCCTCTGCCTGACGCTGCTCGCGCTGCAGCTCGGCTCCCTCGTTCTCCTCGGGCACTGAGCCATGAGCGTCCGGCCCGATCTGCCCGAGCGGGGCTTCTACACGTTGCGACTCGTCAAAGGCGGCATCGAGGTGCCCGTGATGATCTGGCACGGCGCGCCCGTGATCGAGGGCGAGCGGCAGGATCGATCGCCGCGCTGGTGCGTCGCCATCGACGGGCGCAGCTGCCGCTTCGACAAGGAGCAGAGCTGCCGCGTGCCGGTCGACGTGTTCGAGGCGGCATGGCCCTACTGCTCGGGCCATCGCATCACCGCGCGCGAGTACGCTTTCATGCGCCGTCGCACGCGCTGGGCACGTCGGCATGCGCCCCACCATCCCGCCGCCAACCCGCGCGAGCGCATCGATCTGCGCGCCCTGCCGCCGAGGTTCTGAGCCATGACCGATACGCCTGGCATCGGCCACAATCAGCCGCCGCCCGATCCCATCGAGCGCATGCGCGACTTGGTCAGCACCACGAACCGCTGGAGCGCCGAGCGGCCCGAGATCGTCGACGCCGAGATGGCGGGCGTTGCGCAGGAGCTGCTCAAGCAGCTGCGCGACAATCGCGACGATCTGGAAGCCGCCATGAAGGCCGAGCGCGCGCCCTTCGATCTCGCCATCGCGGCGGTGCGCATCCGCTACCGCCAGCCGCTGGAGCTGATCGGCATCGCCATCACCCGCATGCGCGACAAGCTCGGGCCGTGGCTCAAGCACGAGCAGGATCGCCTCGACACCGAAGCGGCCGAGCGCGCCCGGCTGGCAAGGGACGCTGCCGCCCAGGCGGACGCTGCCCGCGAGGCAGCGCAGCAGGATGGCACCATCGAGAGTGAGCTGGAGGTCCAGCGCGCGCAGCAGCAGCTCGAGGAAGCCCAGCGGGCCGCCGCCAAGCCTGCTCGTCGTGCCCGCGTGCGCGGCGATCTCAGCGACCGCGCCAGCTCGCTGCGCGTGACCCACTTCGCCATCGTCGTCGACGAGGACAAGGCGCTGCGCAGCTACGGCAAAGACCCCACCGTCCGATCGGCCGCCTTGGTCGTCGCGACGCGTCTCGCCAGCGCGCTGGCGCGCGAGACGAAGGGCGACGCCAAACGCTGCCCGGCAGGCTTTGAATTCCGGCGCAAGGAGATGGCGTCATGATCTACGGCGCGCTCGCCTGCCTGTTCCTCGGTGCCGTGTTCGGCGCGCTGTGGCTCGTGACGCACATCGGCCCCGGCTGGCCGTCGTCGATGCACGATCCCAAGCCCGGCGACCGGCGCATCCTGCTCGGCATCTCGCTCGTGTTGCTGCTCGTCGCTGCGTTCCTAGTCGTCGCCGATCTGATCCAGCCATGACCAAGACCGAAGCGGACGAGCTGACGAACGCGCTGCAGCGGATCGAGTCGGGGCAGGTCGATCTCGGCGTGACGCTGCTGCGCTCGATCCTTCGCGACGCCGGTTATCCCGCGCCGCCGTTCATCGTCCCCGCGCGCGAGCGCCCACCCCGCAACAAGGAGCGATAGGAGCTGACCATGGCAGTGACTGACATCCTCGACGATCTCGGCGGCCCCGGCATCCAAGAGGTCTTGGTAGCGGAAGCGCCGCCGCCTGGGCGAGCCCTGTCGACGCTCTCGGCCGACGATCTCACCAAGCTGAGCGCGCTGCACTTCGCGCCGATCACCGCCCGACGCTGCGAGGTCGAGCGCGAGCAGCCGAAGGTGCTGATGCGCATCAAGGAGGCCGCCGCCATGGCGTCCAACGAGTTTTACTACTCGTTCCCGGTGAAGAAGAAGGGCGGCGGCACCGACTACATCGAGGGCATAAGCATCGACGGCGCGATGGCCTGCCTGCAGGCATATGGCAACGCCGAGATCGACTGTCGACCGATCGACATCGGGCACAGCTGGATTTTCCTCGCGCGGTTCATCGATCACGAGCGCGGCACCAGCGTCATTCGCCCGTTCCTGCAGCGCAAAATTGGCGGGTCGCGGCTGGGCGGCGAGGACGAAGGTCGCCGCCTTGAGATCGCGTTCAACATCGGCGCGTCGAAGGCGACCCGCAACGTGATCGCTAACGCGATCCGGCCCTACACCAATTTCTGCTTCGACGAGGCGAAGAACGATCTGGTCCGGCGCGTCGGCGCGAAGCTGCCCGAGGCCAAGGCGCGAGCGCTTGAGCGGCTCAACGAGATCGGCGTCGATCTCAAGCGGGTCGAGCAGCAGCTCGGGCGCGTCGCCGCCGAATGGACCGCGCGCGAGGTCGCCGGGCTGATCACCCAGATCAGGGCGATCCAGCAAGGGCTCGCCACGCTCAACGACATCTGGCCCGCGCCGATCCCGGCCGAGCCGCGTCGCAGCGATAGCGAGGTTGCACCGACCACGGCAAACCAGACCGCGACGGCTGGGCCG